TGTATCACCATCGATAATCTTTTCTAACGCTGTGATATGATAGATAAATTCACAGGGTTCTTCATTTGTATATTCAGCCACTTTTACCTTTCTTAATATTATGATTCACCTTTTACTCCTTTTTTATCTTTTTTTCCAGACATAGCTTTTCTACGTTCTACATCCTTTTTACGTGTTACGATAAGAAGTTTTTTTGCAAATCGATCAATTATTTTTGATTTCTTTTTAACTATTTGTGAAATCTTTCCACGTTCTGAATAACTGAGTTCTGATTTTTTCTTTGTTCGGAGTTTAGGAAAGAATTTCTTGACAACCATTTTGATTGCAGCTTTACGAGCACGCACTGCAATTACTGCTTTGGTTGCTGCACGTTTCATTGCACGTAATCGTTTCATAATGAATCCCGGCTTCTTCGCTTGAATTCTCATTCGGATAGCCATCTTTCTTCGTTGTGCAGGAGAAAGTCCTTTACTTGGTACTTTACTCGCCTCTGCCTGAATTCTCAACTCTTCTATTTTTCCTTCTCTAACAGCTCCTTTGAGTAATAAAAACTCACACATTTGATCTTCTCGTAAGGGGGATATAGAATCATCTTTACATAACATATCTATTTCTTCTATTAAAGAATTTATTTCTTCTATATCTTCAGTAGTATATTCCATATCTTCCTTTATATTGTCCTTCATTTTTTCTTTTTCTTTGGAGTGTGTTTTCTTTTATGTTGACTCTTCGCAACCCTCAAAACTTCTTTACGATGCAAATCACTTATATCCACATCTTGATACTTCTTAAACATCCCAACCATCTTAGCAAGAACCTTCATTAACATATCTACATCTGCAAGAGCATTGTGCCAACCCTTAACATCTATCTTCATTGCCGTACTCAAGTTCCCTAAAGTAGATGAAACTTTTCGTTTCCCTGTTGTTGTATAAGTGGATAATGATTTCAGAATCAAATCCAATTCGTCACTACCTCCCACCGACTTGAGTAACGGAATAAAATACATTTTGTTCAATTCAAGTGTATCCAATGATTTGTATGACTTCATCTTAATACCATACATCTTCGCACGAACACCAAGATACTTTAAATCAAATGGTGCATTATGTGCAATCAAGACAGGATTTGGAAACTTGTTTATAAATTTAAAAAATACATTTATTGCATGAACTTCTTTTATGAATCTGGCTGTTTTTGCACCATAACGAGTCATCTTCAACACCTCTTGTGGTGTCTTTAATTTGTCTTTTGGTTTTACGTGTGAATCCCAATTTTCTCGTTCTGGTGTGCCTGGTTTTAAAACATCCTTTGTAACTTGCAATAGATTAACCTTGTAATCTATCTTATCAACTTCTTTGAATGTTGATCCATCATATGCAACCGCCGCAATTTCAGTAAGTTGTAGATAATCCTTTTTGGGTGTAAGTCCCATTGTTTCAGTATCAAAATAAATGAGAGTTTTTCCATTGAAATTCAAAACGGTATCTAACAATTCCTTAATTGAAAGTCCGTACAGTTGGGTTTTCCCCTCGCAAAATTGTTTAAATGTTTTCATCTTTTATAAAGTTTCTTAAAATCTACAGTAAAACCAACATCTTTTTTAAGTTTCTCTGGTGTTATCTTTTTTAACTTGGCCCTTTCAAAATAACTGTCTTTTCCATGTGTGGCAGCAAACTTCAAATATTGATCTCCACCTCTTATACCAATTTTACCTGTATACCAATAGTCTCCATCATTTGCAACATATTTTTCAGTATTATCTTTGGATGTGTCCAGATAATATTCTGTTCTTTCGTTTAAGTATTCTTTGAATGTCAACATAGATTCCTTTAGTCGAATTGCTTTCAATCCCATTCCTTTACGAACATCGTTCATCATATTCTTTGTATTCTTGGCACCAAATCCTCTTGGAACTCCTCCCTTAAAGGATTTTAGATCTCCGTCTACCGCTGCAGCTCTCATCTTAGATGCAGACATTCCTGAAATACCTTCTGCATCTGGATCACGTTCTCCTGCGCTAACTACTTCAATTTCTTTATAATTATAGGATGCTCCCTTGAGAGGCGCATCATCACCAGTTGCACCATTGAACTTATCCAATTCAGTTTGAAACTCTCTAACTCTATCACTTCCAACAACCATGATTAATCTATCATAATACTTGTTCAAAATAATCGCAATAAGACGAAGAAACAATTTCTTCTTGTTCAATTCCACATCATAATACTTCATTTGTTTGGGAAACATTTTTTTCAAATAAAATACTTTTTGTTCCTTTGTCAGAGGATTTTTTTCTGGATCTACCGAATGACTTACAAGAACAAAAGTATCACTATTTCTACCACCTTTTCTCTTCGCAACAGAAATGAGTGCATCCAACAGCTTTCCGTGGCCAATCGTTGGAGGATTGAATCTTCCCCAACAAAATACTGCTGTCTTTAAATCTTTTGCCATTACTTATCCCAACTCTTTGCAACAGTGAAATTATTAAGTGAAAAAGTAAGTCTATCAACCAATTTGACTGCATTGCCTTTCATGGTATCGATTGCAACAAACCCTTCGGGTGTAGTAACATCATATCCCGAATCAGTTTTAATAAAGGTTTTTGTCATTCCTTTAATCTTTTCCAATTTACGAACAATCAACATTTTTGCATCGATGAGTAGATTTTGCATTTCAAATATTTTAACTAATTGAGATGAATTGATTCTCAAAAATTTCACATGACGATCCATTTCTTCCTGTTTTACTTTCTTCATTTTGTCTGTCTTCACTCTATCTACATCATGCTTCAATCTATCATAAGCACTTGCAATCGTTCCGGCTGCATGTTTTCTTGGATTTGTAATTCTCTGTCCTTGTCTTATCATTTTGTTTGCATATGTCTTTATCAAAATTCCAATGCGTTCTTCTTTTGCTATTGTATCAATAACATCTTTCTTTAACTCATGAAACTTCTTTCCTGCTTGACTGAGAATTTTCGTTACTTCTTCTGTTTCCTTTTTTGTCATAGTAGAAGAACCAGAAGTATCTGTAAATGATGCATCTGCTTGCCAGACCGAATTCGTTTCTTTGAATGCACTGTCCGAAACTCCGAAAGAGGCTTTCATATCTTCCATTGTATCACCACTATAAGTAGTGTGCCAGATGATTCCCATTTTAGATGATTTGATTTTTGAGGCGAGTTGTGAATTTTGTGGAACTGCGTAAACGATTGTGTTTGGTTGGAATATAATATACGATTCATCATCAATTGTTTTAGTTTGTAGATCGTCTTTCGTGTACATTATATCACCTTGTAAGACCCCCTTGATGCCCACCTTTGAAAGTTCATCCAACGAAACATGGAGTTTGTCAGCAAGACCACCAGAATGATTTCTATCAATATCATCATGTGTATAATTTACTTTCTTGGCTCCTCCCATTTTGAAAATTCCTTTGGTTCCTACAAAGAACTTTCCATTCTCTGGATTGGTTCCTGCAAAGACTGCTGGAGCACCATCCCACTTGACAGTTATATTGACACCTGAACTAGCATTTCCTGCTAACATATCTCGTAAAGATTGCAAAAAACTAATCGCACCTCTGGTTCCATTGATGCCGTTGTTCAGTACTTCGTCTTCTAGGTGTTCTAAATGAAGGTTTTTACCTTCTTTTGCTTCAATAAGGTATTGTTTGAATCGTAACATTCTTATTACAAAGTTTTGTTTTTTATAAGGTAGGTATGACAATATACTGAGGGGAGAAGGAAGCACGAAAAAAATTCAGAGAATCTTTTATCAGAAAATTCCCCCAATAACCCTCATTAATTATTTATAAAACTAAGACACTTGGGGGTCATCTGGATCTGGAATGCCCATTGCTGCGGCTGCAAATTCATTCATATTGGACACAACAAAGTCAGGTGGGGGATCATCTACACGAAAAGTAACAAGATTTCCGAAATGATCTTCGACTATGAAGTGTTGTTCTGCATCTTTTGTGTGCATTTGATCAGTAATGCCAACACAATGGAGATGTACACCCATTTCTGGATGTACGTAATATCCACCTATACAAATTTTAAGGGTAAATTTTTCTTTACGAAATGCATCTAGATCAACAACTTTGTTGTTATCTATACCATTCGTTTTGTTCATTTTGTGCCTGACGAATGAGTTTCATTTCATCCTTTTTCTTTTGTCTTGCAGCTTCTTCGCTCTTTAATCTTTTTCGGATACAAGGTTTAACAAAATGAGATTTGTTTTTGAGTGTTTTCATGATACCTTCGCCCATGACTGCGGCCTTAAAACGTTGCAATACTCGACTCATGTTTTCGTTACGTTTTACTTTAATTGTAATCATATTATTTTTTATTCATATTATTATGTAATTATTTATTTTCTCATACTTATAGTATAACAAATTCCGAAAGAATTGTCAAGTTAAAATTTTGATATAAACCTTGCAATTGGTTGCACAAAAGGAAGTAACGCAATTGCCATAACAGCATTCACTCCTGTATGAACAAGAGCAACTTGTTT